GGTATCACCGTTGATACCGGTGCTAACAGATTAGTAGCACGGCGGTGGTTGTCACATAAGATGCGTGAACACGGGCTTAGGCCTACACACATCCGTAGACAGTTATCGTTAGCAGTAGAGATGGTATTTGTTCCAGATTGTTATGATCTGGAGGCGGAGGAGTTTAGAAACTCCAAAGCCGTTCTTGACCGTATAGATCAAGCAGCTACCATTTACACCCCTCGACATAAGCCTTCCATCTGGAATTGGCTTGGGACCGTGAGGTACCGGCCAAAACCAAAGGATGGCTGATGTGGCCTAGTGCAACTACCTGGGATGGACTGTCGACCCTCGACAGCACCTAACCATCCTGACCTGAAGGTAGGAACACTAGGTGGCATATGTAAACAGCGCAAAACCTTTTGCTTCACAGGCCTGTCCCACGAAGTGAACTACGCAGTTTACAACAACACTCTCACATCACTAAGTAGGGCTGTCAAGGAACGTGTATTCTTCGTCAAGAAAGACGGCGGATTCACCACCCCTTTTCGGCCAACCTCAAAAGATTTCAACGGAATTTTGTATAACTTTACCTCACTCGTTAAAAAGGATTGTCGATATACCACCCCGATGCAGGCTCTAACATTTGCTGAGTCATACCAGGGTCGTAGAAGGCAAGTCTACATTAATGCTGCGAAGGCAAACGCCTTACTCGGGTTTGACCCTAGGAGCTCTGATATAAGAGCTTTTGTCAAAGCTGAGAAGTACAACTTTACCGCTAAACCTGATGCCGTTCCTAGGATCATCCAACCGCGTGATCCTAGGTACTTAGTGGAGACAGGTCGGTATATAAAGCCGATTGAGAAACAAATTTATAAAACCATAAACAACATCTACGGGGATGTTGTGGTTTACAAAGGTTTGAACATGCAACAAAGAGGCGCGTCTCTATTCGCCACATGGTGCAAGTACAACAATCCTGTCGCGGTCGGACTTGACGCGAGTCGATTCGACCAACACGTATCAAACGCAGCTCTTAGATGGGAACACTCCATCTATCAACTGTATTACCCAGGTGACACTTTCTTTAAGAAGTTGATGGGCTTGCAACGATCTAATCATTGCAAAGGGTACGTT